ATCAGGAGCAGAGTTAGTAATTACACCAGTAGTATTGTTATAGTTAATACCAGTACCAGAAGATAAACCAGTACGAGCTATATAGTTGTTTGGATTACTTAAAGGATAGTAAGTGGCTGCTGCTGTTACAGAAGTCAGATAACTACCAAGAGCAGAAGGTATGACATAGTCTACCCCAGCTGTGGCGGCACTGATAGCAGTACCATTACCTTTCAGTAAGCCATTGATTGTAGTAGATAAAGTGATGGCTGGTGTAGTTGTAGCATTAGCTACAGTTCCTGCAAAACCGTTTGCTGAAACAATAGAAACAGTAGTTACTCCACCTGTAGATACTGATGCCCAGGAAAGAGAAGAGCCATCTGTTGTCAGGAATTTACCTCCATTACCAGTTTGATCAGGAAGAGTTACTTCCATCAGAAGATCTGAGTAGATTACAATATCTACCACATCACCACTATGAACTGGATCAACAAATGTGATACTGTGAGAAGTATTAGAGAACGAAGAGGTATTTATACGAACACCATTGATGAATACATCAAAGTATCCTACAACGAGCGTATGAGTAGTATTAAAAAGAGTCTGACCTTCAATACCACTGAAACTTTCTGTATAACGAGTAGTTGCGGTACCGGAAATAGCAGCTGTGGATATGTTGGAGATACGACCATACTGGTCAACAGTAATAATAGGAACAGCGTTTGTTCCTCCGTAAGTATCTGCAGTTACCCCGGTAGTTGCCAGATCCAGAGTAACATCACCTGTTCCAGGATCAACGCCAGTACTTAAGATTGAAAGATTAGGTCCAACTGATATCTTACTTACATATGCTACGTCAATAGAAGATCCACTCCAACCAGTACCATTCCAGGTAAACAGGTTATTTAGAGTAATATCATAAACAATGAAACCCTTATCACTAAGACCAAGAGTTCCACCAAGAGTGGTTCTATCAGTAGTAGTTAAAGGGTGAACCCGGGCGTTTAACAGCTTGTTTTTGTCCAGGTCTATGTTGTGTAGATATCTTGTTGTATCTAAGGTAGACATTAGGATAAGTATGCTTTACCGGCAACAGCCTGGTTAAAATAGATTTTTAGTGTGTTGTTATCAACCACTTCTATGGTACCTACTATATCGTTTCCATCCTGATCTTCTGTTCTGACGTTTGGCACCATATTCATACCGTGGGTAATCACCCAAACAGTAGCAGGTGTGCTCTGTGTAAATACATAAGAGCTGTTATGATTGATGGTAACAGCCGGGTTAAGATTGATCCTTGTGATACAACCACCACTGTTTACCTCAATAATATTCTGATTACCGTTTCCATATGCAAAACCAACTCCCAAAGTTTGGGGACCTGTTGGTGAACCCGTTTTGTAATAGCCCGGGCCCCAGGCATCTTTTGTAGAATCATATTGTACAAGAGAGTCGTTCCTATAGTTAACTGGTAGGAACGTAGTATAGTTCATATTAGTCTGACACAGTGCATCCTCGTCTTCGTTACTCTGCCAGTCTACCAGCTCTTTTCTCATAGAGATCAGATCCGGATCAGCAAAAGATGTCGTACAAGAACTGATACCATAACGCATCTGCCGAGCCAGTTTGAACACTGAGTCAGCATATTCCTTATAGTACTTATCTTTTTTAGCGAGGAGGGTTCTCATTAGGAGTAGGATTGATTGTTGTGGATACCACTTTTACCAGGCTATTTTCGTATGGAACTATACAGTTACTGCATACTTGTTTTCCATTGGAAGCTGTTCTGATCTGGCAGCCACAGGTGATCTGGGCACCACAGTTACTACATTTTTTCATTTGTTTGGTTTTTATTGGTTCAGCATGCACACTTAGCAGTGTACTTGTTAAGTCTCTTCTGAGCGTAAACAAGCAGCTCCATGCCCTGTTCCGGGTCGTGAGCGTATTCCACCTTGGCTTTAGCTGCATCAATGAAGCTCTTGATCAGTCGAAGCTCGTTGAGCTGTTCCTTTACGTCGGCATCCGGCTCGCATCCACTAAGTTCCAGCTGGGCAAGCAGGTTGTAGTACTTATTGAGAGTCTGTGTTACGCGTAAGTAGTCATACTCTACGAACACATTTGAGTTGGGAGATACAGAGTAGTTGATCTTGTAGATACCATCCGGAATCACTTGAGAGTACTCTCCACAACCGGTACTTTGAAGACCCAAAGCACAGGCATTGAGAACCAGGTTAAAGTGAGGTAAAACCTCTATAACTACAGGCATGTTGAAACCTGGGGAAGTGATCAGCAGTTTTCCGCAGTCCACAGTCAGGCCCTCAGCATAGTAGCTGGTATCAAAAAGGCGTAAAACCTTGATATTATTGGTATCTGGCAGCTCTAAACTTAGCTGATGTTTGCTTGCCATAGGGTATAAACTTTAGAGAGTTATATGTATAATGTGTACAGGTTCTCAATAATAATATACAAAATCTTAAGGACCTATCCAAAAAGAAAAGGGGAAGGTATAGACCTCCCCCTTTATAATGGATCGTGTAAGATTACACAGTTTCCAGACTTACTGAGTTACCAGCAGCAGTGCAGGATGCAGTGATGAAGGTAGTCAGGTCTGTGGTTGTTGTTCCAGTCGGAACGTGTACAACCAGCAGGTACTGATCGTTGTCGAAGGTACCGGTCGGGTTGTTGAACCGAGGTACGTTGTGCAGGATCAGCACGCGGTCGTAGAGGGCACTACGTGTTACGGTAGCCAGAGCCGGATCGGCTTCGATCTCACGCATACGCAGGTGTTCTACGCGGCCGCTATCAGGATAAGCGTTCTGGAGATAACGACCATCCTGGATCAGTTCACGAAGAACTGTTTCGCCAACACCCTGAGCTTGAACAGGAGTCTGGATCTCGGAAACTGCAAAGCAGTTCACGTCACAAGGCTCACCGTTGTCCATGGTGAAGGAAGGATACAGGAACAGGGGCTCCAGGTCGTACTTATCAGTTACTGTAAAGGTACAGTTACCGAAAGTAGTGTCTACATAAGCCACTGTCAGGGCCAGGTGGCTTACAACGTCAGTCCAGTTAGAAGTAACCGGAGTGTAACCTGCAGTTGTGATCGGAGCGAATACCTGAGCGTTTACATTTGTAGAGCTTGTAGCTTTTGCACTCAGAACGATGTTTGTGTTGCTACCACCGGCAGAACCAGCAGCACCAACGCTTACAACAGTAGTGTTACCAGGAAGACCTGCCGCAACTACTTTGTAACCAGCAACGAACTTAGTACGATCAGCATCAGCTACAACGATTGTAGCACTACCAGAAGTAGGATCAATTGCTACAGAAGCTTGAGTTTGGTTCCAAACTTTAGCTTGCACAAAGTCCTTCAGCAGCGGGTAGCTGTTGATCTGGTCTGCCCACTGAAGCAGCACAACGTTCTGATCTACAGGGTTTCCAGAAGCATCACAGCAACCTGTGAAGGCATCCAGAGTACGGTAGATATTGTGGCTCAGGAAACGCAGAGCAGGGGATCCTTTGATGTCCAGACGAAGACGGTAAGTCTTGTTACACTCGATAGTGCAGCTGGAAGGATCTACGGTAACGATTTGGTTTACCGGGCTTTTAGCAGACACCTTGATAAGGCGGCTGATGTACTTGGGGTTGATTACTTTAGACTTTACAGACTCTTTGTAACCACCGTGAACGGGGCCAATCTTGTCTGAAGTGAAGTAAGAACCCTGAGCCAGGATAAACGGGGTAGCTTGAGCTGTAGTACCCAGAGCTGCATAAGTCTTGGCATCGAAGAAACCAAGCTTACCTGCAGTCAGGTCAGCTGTAGTACCAGCATTTGCAAGAGCGATTGCGTTGGTCTCAGGGACCGGCAGGAAGCTCTTTCTAAAGGCATGAGGGAAATACATAGGGCTTTAAAGATTAGGGGTTAATAAATAAAAAAGTTATTTTAAGAACAGCAGTTTATACTTGATGCTGTTTATGGTTGACTTTACATTGTCCAGTTCATTCACGATCTCACTATATGGCATCTGACTTTGAAGACTAGTGATCATCTCTTTGATCTCTCTGAGGTAAGCAACAGCTTCCTGCACTGAGTTCAGAGGTCTTGGAGCTGAATCTTGATAATCCAGAAGCTTCTCAGAAGCTCCTTGAAAACCTTCTGCCAGATCATCAGCATGACCCGGGAGAGCGTCGTACAGCTCGTTCAGAGCTTTGTGGCCGGCAAAGGATCCAACACCAGTTATCTTCAAGTGAAGCTTGTGAAAGCTGGTTCTCGCGTTCATAAGCTCAGTAACACAAGAGGCGGTCGTTGATTCCAGTGAAGAACCTGGTCTGGGTAATTTTGTCATGATTAGCTATTTCTTTGTCCGTTTTGAGTTTCTCTCTGATACTGGTTCATGCTCTCTATGTCACCGGCAAGGATAGCAGCCGCTTCATCTATAAGGATCTCAGTCACGTCATCTTTAAACTCACAGGTCACATCTGTTTGAGATACATTACCGGTTGCAGGATCTACACAGTTTCTGAACTGCACCACACGTGGTTTTCTGTAGTAAACCAGATCAACCTGGGTAACTGAAAACTTACCGTTTGTATATACTCTCACAGTGTTTCCAACAAGAGTGCTCAGTGTTTCGGCCCAGTCAAAACTGGGTGCCTTGGTTTCAGTTGTAAGCAGGATACCTATGTTGGCTTCCTCTGCTTCATAGACCGTCATCCGTCTTGCAGGACAACAGTCATTCTTGGCCATTGCGTCTACCCGTACATAGTACAGGTAGTTATCCGGTAAATCACTTTCTACGTAGAGATCTTTATTTCTCACAGTCATCTTCTCAGCGGTCGTCATCAGAACTCTCAGATCATCTGTCAGACCGGTCGACTGTTCTGTACCCTCTCTACGAGTATTGAGACCGTAGATCTGTCTCCTAGTCCACTCAAGTTGGGCTTTGTTAAACGCCTCCTGAACCATCCAACATTCGATGTTATCATAGTCCATAGAAGCCAGCTTGTTAAGCCGCTGCTTGATCTTGATCTGTAAGAGAGCGTTTGTCATAGTTTTTACTGGTTCCAGTATTTTTCGACCGCTTTAGTCAGATCAATCAGGATCTCTTCGTTCAGCGGGTTTCTTAAAAACTCAGCTACATCTGTAGGAGTTCTGCCCATCATGGTACCAGTTTTCATATGGTAGATGAAGCCATCTGCTTTGGGAGAGATGAACTTGAAGTAGCCGGCATCTTTTACGATAGCCCGGATCTTCAGGCTCTCCATATCCAGGTTAGCTGCATCCAGGAAACGCTGGGCTGTCTTACGCTTATCTTTATCTACCAGATCACCGTTGATGAACTTATCCATGTTGTCATAGATAATATCGTTCGGTGTAGTCTTCTTATACTGTGCACTGTTCGGGTCAAGAACTTTAGCTACATACATGAGCTTGTTCTGATTCTTGTCATAGAGCTTCTGCAGTTCGGCCAGGGCCTTGTTGCGGATCTTCTTAACTTCTGTCTTGATAGAAGCTGTTTCTTCCAGCTTATCCAGATAGAACTTAGGAGGTACCGGCATTCTGCGGGCTTCTTCCAGGCTACGAGCAATGATTGAGAAACCACCTGCTTCGATAGCGTAGAGTCTGATCAGATCATAAGGATCTTTGTCAGGTTCCAGATAAACTGGTTCATTACCACAACGGATCTTGATCTTATCCCAGAACTCGTCATTATTAGGCTTCAGCAGTTTTACTTTGTTCCAGAACTCGGGATCATCTGCAGAGACCACATTGGCTGCAAGACTCTTCTCCAGTTCTGCCACGATTGTCCGAATCTGTTTGATCTTTGCTTCCTGGTCTTCCGGAGAAAGACTCTTAACTTCCGGAGCAAATTCGTTAAGCCCTGTTACGTATCTTTTAATACCGTTGATCTCCAGACAAGAGATCGGTTCTTCGTAAAAGGCCCCGTCAAAAAGACTCAGTCCGTATTTCTCAAGACCCATGTTGGATACCATGGGATCGAAGTAGGGACGGATAGCAATAGAGCTACGTTTGTTCTGCGGATAAGCCTCCACAATAGTTACGCTCATGATTTGGTTTTTTGGTTTTTATAATAAGCAACCTGATATCAGGTATGTCTTAATCTTGGTACCTGGGAAGAGTTACGAGCTCTTCGTGGACGCATCCCCAGGCTACTAAACAGGTTTTCCTCCTGTAAACTCCTTTCACGATCATGACTTCGTTACTCATCCCGTCATTGAGGGACCGGTAAAAACCGGGAGGGGGTACTAAATGACTCAAAGTGGTGCGGGTGTTTTCCGGTAAACCGGTGGCCATTAATCCCGTTCTGAGTACTGTTCTTTTTTAACTTAGCAGCCTTTCTTGCCGCCTTTCTTACCGCCTTTACCTTTCATGGTGTTTGGTTTTGAGCTAACTACCCGGGGAGATTGCTCCCCCCGGGGATAGCAGGTTTATAGGATTGGATTAGAAAGAACCACCAGTGATCGGGTTCCTCATCACGATCTTCAGCACTTTTGTCGGGTCTTTTACCCAGATTGCCGGCATGGTCTGAGTCATGAACACGCGGTAACCGTTGAAGTTACCAGAGCTTTGGAAGCCTTGTGTACGACCCATGTAGTCCATAGTACCGTTCTGGTAGAACCACTTCAGTTGATTGTCCCAAGACAGCTTCAGAAGGAAGATGTTGTCGTTGGTGTTATCAGTGATGTCGAAGATGATGAAGTTGTAGCTAGACAGCGGGAAACCGTCGATGATCGGGTTCTCGATGTCATTTGTGTGTACGTTGTCGAACGCAGGGTTCAGGACAAACTTCACGTTAGCTAAGAACGGAATAACGTACTGAGTGTAAGCGAAACCGAAGTTCAGGTCCATACCCTTACCAGTGATAGCTCCGATTTCAGAAGCGTTGATCACCAGACCAGAGTTGATAGCCTCACGTTTGATGGCTTCGTTTACCAGGCGCATACCACCCATACCGGTCTGAACGATAAGCTGACGCTTAGGATCCGGACCTTGGAACTCAACCTTACCGTTGAAGAAGTTGAAGATCTCACTCTTGAACAGATCCAGGTTGAAGGAACCTTTGTTGTAGATGCGTTTGAAGCTGTTATCCAGCTGTTTCCACAGACCCACAGAAAGGCGGATATCGTCCGGACCGTCTTGCTTAACCTTACCACCTTGACCCCACATTAGGTAAGTCTCGATGTCGTTAGCAATCTTAGTCAGGTGAGCAGCTTCCAGGGTTGTAAGGAAGGAGCGAGACAGTTGACCAGATTGATAAGCTTTCTTCACGTAGTCCTTACCCATCTTGGCAGCCATGTCTTCCAGGTTGGTAATAGAAGGATCTACAGTCTTATCGAAGTTTCTCCACAGCTCGATTACCGGTACAGTACCGTCGGCTTTCATACCACCTTTCAGCATCAGGTCAGCGCGACTGGAGATGCTGTAGTGTACGTGAGCTTCTGCACCACCAACGTAGTTGTAGAACTCACGGAAACCTGCAGACACATTACCGATATCAGAGAAACGTTCACCGTACTCACCGCGGGCAGAACCCTTACGGAATACTTTGGTACCAACACGCAGGTACTTGTTATCCAGGTACTTAGCGTTGTCGTTGTTTACCAGTTGCACAGTGTAGATGAAACCATCACCAGCAGGGATGATATCATCTTGAGTGATATACATCTCAACACCGTTGTACTTGTCGTAGGTGATGATATCACCATGACCAAAGGAACGTTTGTTGATCTTGATCTTGAAGGTCTGGCCGTCAACACCTTTTGTAGTGTTTGAAGACTCAATATCCTCCACGATGTAAGGAAGGTCCTGGGCTACAGGTACCTGCCACTTATACTCACCTCTGGAGTTATCTACAGAGATAACATTCTTACCACCGAAAGAGGACATCTGGTACAGAGGCATTTCTACCTTTTGTGCCATAGCCCACAGGTCAACAGGTCCGAGATCAGTCGGCTCTGCTGATTTCAGCAGGTTAGAGAGGTGGTATGAGTCTACGTGTGAGCTAGTTTGATAGCTGGTATCCCGTAGAAATATACCATTGTTTAAAACAGGGGTTGCCATAGGGCATCGGATTTAAGGGTTATTGTAAAAGTTACCTTTTGAATATGTTAGTAGGTCTTGCGATCTTTCTTGAACTTGGTTCGTCATCATCCTGTTGAGAAGCAGCAGTCTTACGTGATTGTTCAGTTTTCAGAAGACGAACTGTTTGTTCTATTTTTTGGTTCCCGCCTTGTTTCTGAAGCTGACCACGGTATCCTTCAGGATCACTCAGCAGCCACAGAGCTTCTGCGATAAGGCTGTAGTTGGGTTCTACGAACTGGTATTTCTCGAGCAGGTGACCCAGCAGGTTTGTCTGGCGTCCACTGATAGAGGGGTAATTAGGCTGGGTTAAACCGGAGTATAGTTGAGCCTGGGTTTTCTTGTCCAGTTTCAGACCGTTGATCTCTGCCGGCCGAAGGGCTTCAAACACGTTTTGTTGGTAAGCCTGAGCAGCCTGTTTCTGTTGTTCTTTCCGGGCCTCCTGTTCAGCAAGCTGATTCTGCACGATTTCTTCCTGCATCTGGTCAAGCTTCGGCTTGAACTGTTTGGCTTTCTTTTCCAGAACACCCAGATCTTTCCAGGTAGTAAGCTCTTCTTCAATCTCTTCTGCAGTACCAAACTTGGTAGCTTGCAGGTAGTTCCGGATGATCACCTCCTGGTCATTGTCTTTGGTAGGATCCAGTTCACGAACCTCTTCTACCTGAGCCAGGGCTTTGAACAGTCCTTTGATGTCTTGTCCACCATCTGCTACATACTTTGCAGCATACTGGAGTTCTTGAGGAAGGCTATCAAAAAACTCTTGAGGTGTTTTAGCAGCCACCTCCTGCTTCATATTGTCTACGTTAGCTTGCCACAGCTCATCAATATCTTTTTCAGAAAGAGAGCCCAGATATTCGTCCAGTGTTTGTTTTGATTCATCATAGTCATCAAAGGCAAACATCTCTTTGGACTCAATCCTTTTCTTCAGGAATCCTACGAGTGCGTTCTTATCGGTCTTAGGACGACCACCTTTTTTCTGTTCACCTTCCTGGTTCTCGTCGATCTCGTCAAGAAATTCTGTAGACGTTTCACGGGAAACTGCACCTTTAGAAGTATCAGTTTTCTCCACTTTCTTTTCAGGATCGTCTTCAACCTCTTCTTCATCTTCTTTATCCAGAAAGCTCATGTCAGCTGTCTTGGTAGTAAAGATGCTCGGTTTAGCCTTGTTGGGGTCACCGGTTGGAGTAATAATACTATCAGCTCCAGGGGCAGCTCCAAAGATCTCATTCAGATCGACGTCCACTTGTTGTACAGAAGTTTGTACAGCGGGTTGGTTTTCCATAACTTAACTTGGTTTTTTGTTGTATTCTTCTACAATAAAAATATACAACTTTAAACCTTATCAAGTTACTTTTTGTAGAACTTAGGGGGCTGATGTCCGTATAATAGGGCTATAGTTCTTAACTCTTTTTGGATTTAGGCTTCTCTCCTACTACCGGATTCTGAAGTTTTGTCTTTTCTATCTGAAGTCTTTTATCAGCAATCTCTTTATTGGCTTGAATCTTCTCACGTTCCAGGTTCATCTTTTGCTGGTTACTCATGTTCTTGTTAACCTCCTGCTCACGCTTGAAGTTCATCTGCTCACGATAGTTATCCTGCTCCTGGATCTTTTCCAGGGCATCCTGATAATCACTCTGAGCGTTCTGGTTAAGATCTACAGCAGCCCCGTAGCCGGCAGAACGGATCTCAGCTACAGTGATGTCCTTCTTGATCATCTTATCGTCACGATTAGCCATAAACTCGCGTTCTGCAGCCTTATCACGTTCCTGAGAAGCAATCAGTTGCTGCTGCAGTTCTTGTTGATGCTGCTGATCAGCCAGTCTGATGGCGTTAGTCTTCTCTTCAGAAGTCTTCAGGGCATGGTTGATCTCAGCCAGAGAGTCAGCCTTGATGATGTTACCCAGATCATAGATGGAAGCACCGGCTGTATTGTTGTTCAGAGCCAGCTGTTTAAGCTGCTCCATGATGTTCCGGGAGTTTACCCTGGTAGTACAGAAGATGTTCAGATCGCGTAAAAGAAGACTTGTACCATTAATCTGGAAGTTGACCTTCTCATCGGACTGAGTAATGTACTGAAGACGGATAGAGGGCTTCTTAGAATGGTAGTACTGGGCCAGGTCGGTCCTCATCTGGTGAACCCGCGGCATTAGGTAGTCAGAGTGCTGAGTAAACAGGTGTTCTGTCTGAGCATAGGAGGCTGATTGAGCCATCTCAAGACCTTTTGCAGAATCCTGTACTCCAAGCTGCTGACCCATCCGCTGGGGGTTCAGACCAATGACCTCAAAGGCCTGGTTCTTAAAGTAGGTAGCCAGGTTAATACGGGAAAGCAGACGGTTTGTCTGTTCCAGGTTTAGTACCTGGTAGTGTTGGAAGGAAAGGGCGTTCTCAGTGTTTGTAATCGTACTGTCCAGGGGCAGCATCTGGAAGTTCTTCATAGCCACATAGGCTTTGGCCAGATTATTTTTACCCCAGTCTTCTCCCATAGAGTGACGAGGTAAAGCGTTCTGGTCCAAAAGAATAACCGTACCAAGCTCATCTACAAGGATGTCAGCTATCTGGTTATTCACTATGTTGTAGCCTATCTGGTATGGCTTCATCAGATCGACCAGTGAAATACTGCGGGTGTTACGATCACCGAATACAGCACCTTCCACTGGGAGTTTGCAGCCATAGAGAGTACTATCTCCTTTAAACTGGAAAGGAATAGGGCCCGGTTTACCACCGTTCAGTCCGAGATAGATCGGATTGATACCACCAGGGTTATTCATACCCCAGAAACTTGGCCTATTAGGACCAATCTTGATACCACCATAGGTCTCGTTAATCCAGATCCAGTCAATATGTTCACCAAAGATCAGGTTGTCCTTACTCTTCTGTTTGTATAATGCAGTGTTATAGAGAGGTTTATCTGTAACTTTGTAGGTCTCATCTACAATATCCTGAATAAGTTCTCCTTCTTCAGTGATCTTGGTAAGGTGTCCTACCTTCCGCTGACTTTTCCAGTAAGCAGTGGTTACCCTTAAAAGGTGCTGCTTTCCGAAGTCCTGAGTATCTTCTGAGTCGGCCAGGATCCACTCTACAATGTCCCCGGTACCAAACTTAGTATCATAGAGACTCATGAACTGACGGTAAGCCAGGGAGGGCATCTGAGTATTCCACTCATGAGATCTTGTAGGATCATAGTAGGTACCATCATTCTGATATCCTTGTACAGCATAGCCGGCAGATCTTACCGGATAGATAGTCTCGATGGCTTCCAGTTGCTCCTGGGTCATCATCCAGCCATACTTGTCAATGATATCAGCAGCACTGGCCAGGTCAATCTTACCTACCCAGGAACCCTGGGAAATATACCTGGTATCCGGTGATTTATGGTAGAAAGTCAGTAGAGGATTCCATAACTCAATTTCATAGTCATCCTCCATCATCCGGAAGTGCCAGAACTCACGGTCGGTGATCAACATGTCACGGAAACCGCGTTCTTCCAGCTCATCCATACGGAAACGTTCCTCATCAACGCGTTTTTGGTGAGCAGCCCACTCTTCGATCATACTACGATAATCCTTCTTGAAAAAACCCTCAATCTCCGGGAGCTTCTTGAGGTTATCTGGTTGCATGGCGGTTTGAGCCTCCTCACTGTCCAGTTCAAGGCCTTGGGACATCATCTGAAGCGTCATCTTACGTTGAGCGTTTTGAAGTAAAACCTGCTCGATCTGAGCACGTTTCTCTTCAAGCATCTCGTTGTAAGATAGGTCATCTACCGCCCGGAACATGATCTTTGAGGTTCTCTGGGCAAACTCGTTACACAGAACGTTGATTACGTTCGGAATGATCGGATAAAACTTGAGCTCTAACGCTGATGAGTCCTCTTTGGTAAGAGTTTCGATTAGGTCAGCCATCTCGTTGTCTTCCTCAACTATGTAGTCAGATTTATCAATAATCCCTTTGGCCAGCTTGTAGTTCTTCATGAGTCTGCGAGCATTACGTCTCAGCATCTTCATACCCTGCCACTCGAGCCAGTCAAGGTTCCATGCACGCCACTCATCATCCTTTTCCTTTGCAGGAAGGAACTGGATAGGTTGGGTCAGAGTACCCATCTTGTTGTACTCAACCTTCTTTCCGGCTTTTAGGTCAAGGGCGTTATATATTTGCATGGTTCTTAGTTATTTGTATACAGAGAGGGTGTAGGATGATCAGACCCCTGAGCTGTTAGTGAGCTTAAAGCTTGAACATTGTTACTATACAGAATACCACTATCTCTGGGCTGCCAGGGAGCAGTTGTAGGAGTATTCCACGGATGATTAGGAGCAGCCGTACCTGGTATATTGATCGGCAGAAGAGGTTTGATACCCAGTGATTCTTCTTCTTTTAACAGCAGAATAGCTTCTTCCAGAGTAAGGGAGCTTTCTTTGATCAAACGAGAAAGTATAGCTACTTTCTGGGAATGTAATGTACTGTTTTCCATTATCTTAGGTTTTTAAAGGGTGTTCTGGGTGGTGTCATACTTTTGGAACCCCCTTCTGATGACCCAATATGTCTAAAAGGTCTCCAATTTAATTTACTGATTTTTTGGGAGTTCTCCAACTTTTGTTCCACTCGTTCTACACGTTTGGTGTATCCACGGTTGGCTTGTTGAACCTTGGCAAAGGCTATGAGTGCACAGAAAGATACCAGACGGTCCACGTTGAGTCCATCATAGTAAGCTTTCATCTCTTTGAGCAGCATTGGATCCGGAATACGTTCCACGCCGTAGGTTGTCCTTACAATGGTCCCGTCTTCCTTTGTTTCGTGGTCCAGTTCTTCCTTGGTAAACTCGATACCGTAGCTTAGGATGTTACCCTTGAATAGGGTCCCTACGTTTTTCCAACCATATTCCTGGAAGACGTTTCGGTTGGCTCCCAGGTCCTTCAGAAACAGAATCATGTCTTTTGGCACCAGGTACCGCTGTTTCTTTTTAGAGATCATGTACTGGATAAATAAGGCCACGTTATTCTCCACAACTGTCCAAGCATTATACCACTCGATCATCAACTCTAGGCGTTCATGAGTTTTGTTGATGTCATCAAAACGTCCACACCAGCTAGCCACGATCTTATCCCGCTCTATGGTGTTCTCTACTTTACCATCACCATAGTCCTTAATGACTTCAACCGGGTTTTTATAGATGTAGATCGAGCATAGGGAATCTGAGGTTGTAGTCTTACCTTCTCCTACCGGGTCGACAGACGCGTAGTACATTCCAAAAGGAGGGTCTTTAACCGGTCGTTCGTAGATACAGATGACCCCTTCTTTGTTTTCCATCTTCTTTGGTACAGGAAACTCCATGATCGGAGTCTTCCTGGAGGGAGAGTCAATGATCTTCCCTTCAGCATTTCTGGAGAGCTCTAGGTATTCAACAGGGTACTCTTTATCAGCGATCCGTCGTTCTTGTTGTGCAACTAGGTGTGCAGGGAATACGCTTACTTTACGCGTATCAAACGCTTCCTCGATGTTTCTGGGGTGCTGAGAAAGCTCTAGCTGGTAAGCTTGAGGGGTAAGATCTCGTTTGGCCTTCTCAAAGTACTTATCCAGGGCCTCTAAGGCTTTTTCTACCAGAGAGTTTCCAAATTCATCCATGTATGGAGGCATGGACCACTGTTCTGGTATAAAGAGCCCGGTTACTCTGATTGTACCATTCTTGTCTACAAGATTGGACTCTACACCATAGAACCCGTTTTCTTCCGGATGCATAATGTATTCTTTCATGGGTTCACACTGATCCAGGTCACCCACGGAACCAGCAGCTATGAACTGACCGGTAATGATATGACCAGACTTCAGGGCCGGCTTGATATAACCATAGGTCAGGTCCATCTTGGGTGCGATACCGCCCTCTTCATGGAAGAAATAAGTTACCGGTCCACCAACGCCATTTGTAGGATCCTTTTCAAAAGAGTAACCAGCAATGGTACTCTTAAGACCCTTATAGGTATCACGGCCATTTATACGTACTTTGATCTGCTGGTTCCAGGCAAATACCTTATCAGGTTCGGCCGGTCGGTACCAGGCAGTATGCTCGTTCAAGAAGTTTTTGTATTCATCCAGGAACTTCCAGGAGCCTTTCTCGTTTATATAGTCTTTCAGTGAGGCACCGATCTTACAGATACTACCGGATTCAAACCAGTAAGTATTGATCAGTTTTGCCATATGAAAGTAAGAAGAAGCTATCTGACGCTTCTTTAGGATGATAGCATGTTTGTAGTTCAGCTCAGCCAGATGTTCATACAAGGCCATATGATACTGGGCATCACGAACCTTGGCAAAGTCAAACTTCTTTTCTTCCTTGTCATAGATAGGAAGAAAGTTGAGCCACATGTAGTAGTCCCTGGTTATATACCAGGTCTTTGACTTGTTCTTTACAATGATGCCGTTTCTGCACTTATTCTTCTGGTCATCCCAGTAGGTCATGAAGTCTTTGCTCTTCAGTGGAGCATTGCAGTAGTAACCCTGGGTCTGAAACTTACGAGCCTCAGCATTAAAGATCCTGGTTACTTCATCAAACTCATACTTGCCTGGTTCTTTGAATAGAAAGAACAAGAAATCCCGGAACTCCTCCCGGGTATTAAAAGTGGTTACGAACCAGTTACCGTTTTCGTAGGTAGGGACTTGTTTAAAGGGGGTCATCTTTACTTCAGTTTGCTCAGATAGTCAGGGTCTTTTTCAACCTTGGCTATAAGCGTCTGCAGTGTAGTGATGCTAGATGATCTAATCACGCGTGGGTGGTTAAAGTCACTCCAATACTCATTGTAACAGTCCCTGGGAATAGCTGCCCAGCTACCGGTCAAGTAGTTAAAGTGAAATACCCAATCATACAGATGCTCGTTCTGAGTTGTGGTTTCTTTTGCCATAGTCTTAGGTTTTTAGCTGTAAGGGGACGGGTCGAACGTCCACGCAGAGATTCAGTATTGGAACGGCATATACGCTTGCAAGCATTAGTGGTCAACCCTTACCGTATACCTATTTCTTTATCTGCACCCACGAGACGAGTGGGCGTGTCTGCCAGTTTCACCACCTTACATTATTGATCGTACGCTAGGTTTTGTCCTCCGCGTACTGTGGAACTTTGTTCTTCTTTCAGATCTCGGTAAACTCCTTTGAAAGACTGACGTACCTGGTCAAATCGTTCAGCTATACGTAACAGAGCAGTAGCAGATCCATCACGGCCGGCAGTAGGTTTCTCGTTAGCCATGAAAGTGGCCATGTTATCAAGTGCTACCTTGATACCGTGATATGCCCTGTATGTAGGAGTTTCATAAAGCTTCCTGCATCTGAATAAACCTTCTTTGATAAGATCATCATCAGTAGAAAAGTCGGCATCAACCTCCTGTAAGATCATCTCTTCCTTATCTTGTTCGGGTACATCAAAGAAGGGATTAAGATCCGGGTTAGGACAGGTCATATAGAACAAGTACGCATAGATCTTTAAGTGATCATCCGGATACTTGTCCATGATGTCTTTCAAAAACTTCAGTGTGTAACAGTGTTCGGTAGCTGTTACTTTTCCATTCTGTATATCAAATAGTCTTACCATGGGTGTTTTTACGCATCTTCCTGCGTGTGGGTTTATTGGATCTTACTTTTTCAAAATACTTTCCTATAGCATCTTTGAAGTCGTCTAGCTTAAATTGTTTGTTATACGCCTGCTTGTTTCCTTCTTTCAACTGTTCATACAAGCCTTTATACCGGTTATCCAGCTCCTTTGCAATCATCTTTAGTCCTGTTGGACCTGTCATGATGCGTATTTGTCTTTCCATGTTTTCTTCTTCTGTTTTTCTTCTTCCTGGGTTCCGTTGTGATTCCGTTACTGACATCAAGAAGTATAAAACTGTAACTCTCTAAAGGATCTTTCATGACTTAGGTTTGAGTTTATCTCTGTTATCTTCTAACCAGTGCATAAGAGAGATCACCTCTGCCTTAAGATAAGGAAGCTCATACTGGACAACATCTTTTACAATCGGATCTCCATTTGTATCCAGGGCAGTAATGGGGTTACCATACTTATCCTCTCCTACTGTATCAAAAAGTATATGGTGGATGATCAGCTTACCTGGCTTTAACCTGGGATTATGTTTCAGGATCATATACATGTACAGAGAGAGCTGTAGATTATAATGATTCAGATTACAGTCATCCAGATGTCCTACTGGTGTCTGCATCTTTTGAGTGATACCTTCCCAGTTAGTATAGCCTTCTGTCTTGATCTCCTTATTTGTTTTGTAGTCTGTGATATGCACGACACCATTTACCACCTCGACCAGGTCAGACTGTCCACATAGACCGGCAGACTTCAGATAAACCAAGTGTTCAGGATACACACCATCCTTAAGTTTTTGTTCCGGGGAATATTTGATACCCTCTATCTCCACTGGTTTTATGATAGGGACTGATACACCATGGCGTTCTATTGTTTCCAGTTCACAGAGATCTCGTTCACGACAGTTATGGTACCAGGTACCTAGTGTAGTAGCACGGTTGGCTTCAGATCTCCAGGCTTCTTTGATAGCCTCTGGAGTCATACCATACCATTTGCTTTTCTTGTTTTTGGAGCTTTTAAGAGCTATTGCATCAGCATCAAAGGGTTGTTTGAAGTTGGATATGAAACTGGTTACGGAAACCCAGTCCCGTTTATCTTCGTCCTTTATACTTGTGTACTTGTGATCTTGGGGTGTGAATCTTAGTATCATAGGTAAATCCGATTTGGTTTTTAACTGGTCGGCACTCAAGTACGTTGAGTATTTCATCGACCGAGTGGTAAGTAGCATAGAACTGGGCAGAGTATTTATCAAATACCACCGACCTGGTTTTTGCTATCTTATGTTTAGAAGTCACATACTCCTCAATACTCACGATCCCCTCTTTTCTTACCCACTTCTTTACCCGTAGCTGTTTAACCAGCTTTTGTTTCTTCACTGGAAAAAGATCACCCTCAGGCATTTTTTCAAACTCGATCTTTTCCTTGTAGACAGAGTGTATGACTTCTAGCTGTATGCTTTCGTTAGTGTGAACAACAGGCATCAATAGCCGATTTTTTCTTTGAGTTTATCTTCTTCCTCTTCTGTAAGTTCAGCCTCCCACTTTTTTAGCGGACATGCTGATGAAAGACTTCTGGTCTTGAAATCCAGGGAGCATCCACAGCCTCCTTTTGTTGAGTCACAACAGGGATAAGTTCCCGGTACAACACAACCTTCAGAGTTATAGGTAAGAAGCTCACACTGCCGGCAGATTTGCATGCGTTCGTGAGCTATGTGTTCGACGTCTTCACGCTTGAACACGCTGTTCATTACTCCCTCAAGTATCTGACCCTTGTTCTTCCAGATCCTGATCAGGCTCTCCTTTAGTAACATAACTGGTCTTTTTGTGTAGTTTAATAAACTCTGCTCGTTGGTTTTCTTCCTCAATGATCTTCTTAAGACTCTTCAGATCATAAAGTGTCTCTGCAGTTTTGAACCTAGCCGTTATCTGCTGCAGACCTTTTAGTCTATTGGACTCTTCAAACTGTTCAAGCCTCATTATTTTTTCATCCAGTTTCCAGTGCTTTACTACGAAGTCACCGAGATTAGTGACATGTACGCGTGAGTGTTTCAAACCGGATAAAGCTTTCCGAACCTCCCTCCAGTAGTGATTGATGATGACCATTGCCACATCGGGTGAGATGTCTACTTCCGTAGCTACCTGGGGAACCAGGTCTTTAGCTTTGATTGGTCTCAACGCTTAGGAATTTATAGTCAAGCAGAATGTTACCTTTTGCATGGATCTTCAGTTCAGGGTTCAGATAGATCTTCTTCTTATTCTTACCCTCTTTCTTGATAAGGTTTTTCTTTTCTGCCTTTGTTAAACAGTTACGTACAGACTGAGTGGATGAAAAGATTGCACTCTTTGAAGCATTGTTACAAAACTGGGTAAGCTCTTGCTCCCCACTTATTGCAAGCATGGTAAGACAGTTCAGATCAGCCTCACTTACAGATATCTTGGTCAGGTAACAATGAGTCATCAGCTGGTACTTTACAATGTCCCAGAGATTCATTCTTACTCTTTTATCAACCTGGTTTACTAGTGCCATGTTACAAATCCATTTTAAAAAACATGTAGTCTTCTCCTGTACCTCCCCAGTTTACATGCAGAACTACTGGTGTAGCTCCAAGGTTCTCGAAGATGTGCCAGCTCTTTCCTTTCCTGGCCTCTCCAGTTACATGCTTAAACCCAAACTCTTTAGCCCATTCCAGACCGGCTCTGACTATTTTGTAACCAAGACCTTTTCCTTGAAAGGCCGGGAGTACAGTGAAACTGTCAATGTGAGCCACGTTATCACTCTCCCAGCTAAAAAGGATCTCAGCTACTATTTCAGATCGGTCAACAAGCCAGATACCCTGAAACTTGTCTTCCTGGGTAAGCATGTACAACTTGTACTTATCATCCCATCGAAGCTCTTTGGGATGCTCGCGTTCAAACTTGAAAGTCTCTTTGTAGTCTTTGAGTTTGTACAGGATCTTCATATTACTTTTTCAGTGTTCGTTCTTTTTTCTGCTCCTGCTCATTAGGGATGATCACTTCCTCACCAACGGTTAATCCCATCTCAGCCAGTTCCGGATTGTTATCCAGATCTTCCTGGGTAATCTTATGAGGAGTTCCTCCCTGATAAGGATCCGGATCTGGTTTAGGGTTCGTGATCTGGGCAATAAAAGTCAACGCTTTTAGCTCCTCGGCCCTGGACACAGCTAAACGTGTGTTCAGATCCTGGAGCTCAACCTGGACTTTTTTTACTTCGATCTGTTCTTGGAAAAACTTGAGGATTTCCTCCCTGGTAGGGGCAGTCTTTTCCTCGGTGGGAGTTACATTGTCCTTAGACATAGGGCGTGGGTTTTTTAGGTGTTTAGAAATTCGGGCTATCATCTGACTCTACCCCATGGTAGGCCAGAAACTTATGTTCAAACTCTTCAAACGGAGTGTCAATGATCAGATGGTCGTCGTTCTTCATGAACAATGTGGTACATCCGCATGTCATCTCACCCTCATCATCTGAGGTAAGCTTAATACTTCTTACATCTTCCAAGAGAAACACAAAGTCCAGCCATTTACCTTTGTCGGTAATGTTCATGTCCTCAGCTTCTTTTGGATCCATGGAGTAGCAATGAAGCCTACACTTATGAAGCTTTAGAGTTTTCATTAGAGTACGGATTTGTTTTTCTTAGAAACATGGTACTGGTTATACCGCATATACTTGCTCTGGTTGGAGGCCTTGAGGATCTGGGTTGCCAGGGCACGTTCGGCTTCACCATCCCGGACATCTACTACGGGAACGTAGATCTTCTGTCCGTACTTATTTACAGTCTCTCTGAAATAGGATAACTGGGTTTGATCGTCTAATGATTGGTTTTCCATAGTGTAATAAGTTAAGGTTACAGTATAATATACTTAATAAGTTTAAACTCTACAAATTTATCTTGTAGAACTTATAAAAAGTACACAAACTTATACACTATGTGTGGATATGTAAGCGTTGAGGAAGTACAAAGAAAGCCGGTTACTTGGAGAGATGCAAGTACCCGGGCCCTAAATATCTTAGAGAGGTTAGGTGGTAACTAGGCAGAAAGCTGTTCCTTTTCTAATAAGACAATGATGTCTTCTGGGAGATTGTGCTTCTTATGATGCTTGTAGAAATAGTTCACCAGGGCTTTGTGGTAGACCTCCTGGGCATGCGTGAGAGGTTTGGTATCCTCATGAAGTTCATAGGTAACTTTTACCGGTATGGTCTGGTACTGCTTTCGTACAACCAGCTCATATTCTTCCAGATCTTTTAAGGTCTCACTGAGGACTTTGACAGATATATCCGGGAGCTTGCGTTTGAGTTCAGAGAATCTCATGGGGCCCTGGCGTAGGTGCCAGATAACTACTGCTCTCCACTTTTTGCCCCACATCTCGGAGGCTAGGTTCATCAGGTAAGCTGCTAACATATGATTACAACACAATAAACAAAACTCAGCAGTAGTAGTTGTCTTTAGAGTGGACTATTTCTCACTGAGGTAAGTAGATTACTAAGGGGTAATACTTAGTAAAATTAATCAGTGTCAGCTTATATACAACTGATTCTTATCAGTTTCCTCCCCTGGGTACGATCCAGGAACTGCAGGGCCAAAACCTGCCGTGATACCAGTTTCACCAAAAGGAAATAGTGGGTGTAAGGACGGTACCGACCCGTCTTCCCCAGGTCCACAACCTGGTGCATCACCTTAATGCTTCAAACACCATAAGAGCCTTCTACCGGAACCGACCCGGTAAGTCCTGTTTACAAGACAGGCAGTTTTCCAGTTAGCTTAAGAAGGCCTGTGTGGTACAGAGTGGTTACGATCCACTTCCCCCGGTTTTTCAGACCGGTGCTTCTACCAAGTTAGCTTCTGCACCAAGTAGGACTTTGTCAAAGCCGGCCACTCCTGCACAAAGAGGAGACCAGCTTGATCAGGTGTCCTGAAACCTTTGAGGTGGGTGGGAAACTCGAAGCCCCGTATGACTGTTTTGCGGACAGTTGCCTTACCATCTTGGCGAACCCACCATGTTGTCTAGCTGATCTGGATCGAACAGACGTAATCTTGCTCCCAAAGCAAGTGCCTTACCGCTAGGCTACAGCTAGAAAAAGAAAACCCCCAAACCGTTTTACCAGTCTGGGGGTTAGTATTTTGATTTTGTACTTCTTAACTCGTTGCTATGATCACTGTACATACACCAACACAACTACCCCCGCAGACCGGACAAGGTTGCGTAAACTGGGTAAACTGTGTATGGGTAGTAATCTTCTTCATCTACAATACAAAGATACTACTTTTTGTAGAACTACCAAAATCTTTTTGCACGGGCCCAGGGAAACGATCCCTGTCCATCCGAGGTTTTGGAGACCTGGTGCATACCATTATGCTGGCCCATGTATGTGGGAAGTGAGTGAGTCGAACACCCCGAGTCCGTAGACAGCTGGTTTACAATCAGCCCCGCTACCACTTACGGTATAACTTCCCCTATTTCGCATATCCAGTCAGTAGTCTTTCCGTCAAAAGCTATCAACCAGAGTATGCCGTTCATATTAACGATGTACATGCAGAGAGCAGAGTAGTCGAAACCCACCCCGGTTAAGGAGCCCACTGTTTAGCAAACAGGTCTGACCACCTAGTCAGTTTACTCTCTAGATGCGGAAGGCAGAGGAACCGACCCCCATGCCCGTGTAAGGGGCAGCCTAGTTTTCAAGACTAGTCGCCACTCCAATGTAGCTGCATTACCTTCCATGTAGTACCGGTGGAGGGGGATGATCCCACACGATCCTTTCGGATCACAAGATTTTAAGTCTTGCGTGTCTGCCTATTTCACCACACCGGCAGTTGTCTGGACTCTCACCATAGCAGTCAGGGATTTCAGGTCCCCAGGTGTGCATTCAATTCGTCCCACCTTCTGACATCGTACCTCTGACAGGCCTCGAACCTGCACCCGTTTCCGGACTAGATCCTAAGTCTAGCGTGTCTCCCAAGTTTCACCACAGAGGTATAAAAACCAAAATCCCGACCAGGAAAACCTAATCGGGATTGGAAACTTTTTCAGTAACTACATACCTCACCCGATTGGTTTATGCAACCAATACAGACTGAGTGAGGATAGAGTAAACTGCTTCATAAAAATTTGGTGGATGGTCACCCCACTTGTTTTAATCTAAACAAGAAATCATCGGTCGGTTACGTTAACTTCTCAGCTTGAACGCCTGTCGTGTGACCTTTCAGCTTTCACGCCTGTTAAGAGGCTTTACCGACCATCACAATACAAATATACAACTCTTTTGGAGTTCTACAAAATATTTTTGTGGAGACTCTGGAACTTGAATCCAGCTGATATCCTGCTTGCAAGGCAGGTGTCCACTCCTGGCAGACCCAGTCCCCATGCTGTACTCTCGGGTGGTAACGATCCACCTACCTTCTCCGTATCAGGGAGCTACTCTACCATTGAGCTACGAGAGTATAAGTTGATCCGGGTGGGTACGATCCACCGACCTTGACGTTATGAGCGTCCTGCTACTACCACTGAGCTACGGATCAGTATGCGGTCCGTACCGGGATCAAACCGGTCATCTCTGGCGTGACAAGCCAGCGTCTTCATCGTGCAGACCCACGGACCAAATAGTACCCCCACCGGAGATCGAATCCGGTTCTTCACCGTGAAAGGGTGGCGTCCTGTACCTTCTAGACGATAGGGGCAAATTGGAGGCTTAGGACTCCATCATCCTCCTTGAGATCCCGGCGTCCTTCTACTTTTTATAGTACGGATCTCTTTTACGAGCAGCATCTCGGGGTCGATCCGAGTTCTCCGGTTTGGAAGACCGGCACATCAGCCCTAATGCTTATGCTGCATGAAAGAACAGAGCTCCAGGGGAATCTCACCCGTCTGTCCGGAACAGACCTCACTGCCTTTTACTATGTACGGTATTTACTCGTACACAACAGCTACCTGAAGATGATCTTGGTTGCGGGGCCGGGATTTGAACCCGGGAAACACGGCTTATGAGACCGGTCGGCCACCTGGCTCCCCACAATAAAACTGCGGACTCTCCGGGGAACGATCCTGGAACCTTCACCTTAACAGGGTGCCGCTCTACCAGTTGAGCTAAGAGTCCGTATACTTAGAAGGATTCCAACCTTCACTTTCAGTTTAGAAGACTGACGTGCTAAGCATTACACCATAAGTACATATCTGGAAGACCCGGAGGTAGTCGAAACCCCATCATCACGTTCGTAGCGTGATATCCTTCCATTGAACGACGGGTCCTTGTTAAGACCGTCTTCGGTAATATGTACTGTAGTGTGTCATGTCTTCTGTCTGGTAGCTCCTATCCGGGTCGAACGGATGCATTCTCGGTATGTAACACCGAAGCTCTACCACCTGAGCTAAGGAGCTATTT